AAGTAGAACAAAAGCAGTAGTAACTCTGTATTAGTAACGAAGATATCGAGAATATATTTAAGTTGTACGGGAACATATGATACGTAACAAATGTTACAACACTACCCCCTATATGTATCAAAGTGATGTCATATATGATTGGCTATAATGTCATAATTAATCGTTTAATATGTCACTTATAACATCACTACATGTATCATCTTTGTTGCAGTCCTGATGTCGTACTGATATAATTAATATATACAACGGAAAGTTGGAAGCTCCAGAGGTGGCTAAGCCACAAACTGATCGCAGATCTGGAGAATTGCTGAAGTAGGTTCGACTAAGATCTGAAGCAAGTGCCAACCGACTCAACCCAGAGGATATATAAAAACTGCTAGTCCACAGATAACGGACTTAAAATTTCCCTTTACCTCTAGGCTGTACCACTCACGAGACCAGAGGACACGGTAAGGGCTTAGAACTTCGATCTAGTCTTTCCTGACTCGTCAAACAGTACTTCACGATATAGGACAGCCTACAGGTAAAAGGAATCCTTTTATCTTTATTCACTTATCCGAATTTATTACCATGACTTACGCGGTTATGACCTACAGGGGAACTTTTGACGGCTGGCAAGATGCAAGCGATAGCAACATCCGCAAGCATCAGAAAGACGCTCTTGAATATTGCGAATTACTTTCAAAAATAAGACCGCAGTACATCCACAAAGTACAAGTATTATGTGAGCCTAATTTGCCGATGTTTTCATCTTTGAGAATTGGCGCACCAAAAAACGAAGTTTACACACTTCCAAAAGGTCAGTACTTGACAGTTAGGAAGAGAAACTTTTTTCAACGTATCGTTAGGAGATTATTCTTTTGATGACTGAAGAAGAAACTCTTTGCTACTACGGACACTGGGAGAAGCTCGAGGAGCTTTTCCCAAATCCTTTTTATTATGATTTTGATTATCAAGAGGTAACAAAAAATGAGAATTAAATTACAAATTATTTCTTATTGCGTTTTAATTTCTTGTATTTGTTTTACGGGTGTTGAGATTT